TTGTCGGCGCGTCCTCTCTGTATGCCAATGCTAGCATACGAAATGCGTCTGCCGGATGCGAAGCCCAATCGTGGCGCGGCGTCTGCCTAAACGCTTTCTTGTCCTCGTCGTACTCGCGCTGATACTGCCGCAACGCTTCGATGCCGTCCCTGCACCCGTCCTCGTTGAACCAGCAGCGCGGCAAGACCTGACGCACCGCTTGGATGCCGTCCTGCACGGACAGTTCAGGCACCACGGCAAGGTTCGCAAAGCCTAGATGCGATGCCAGTTGTTCGATGATGCTTTTACCCGCAGCCGCTAGCGTCTTTGCTCTAGCGTCATGCGGCAAGTAGTGTTTGGCGTAGCGGTAGGGCTTTACCTTTACGGCATCCGCTATCTGCTCAATGCTTGCGCCGCTGACCGAGTAAAAGTCGATGACGCGCACCTCGCCGCGCAGCACTTGGTAAAACCAGATGGCGGTATCGTCCTTGTAACCCAAGTCCCATGCGGTATAGACCTTTAGATGCTCGTCGTGCTTGACGCGCCCGATGCGTCCCTGATCTTGCGCCTCGCGCATTTCTTTACCGTAGAACGCGCCGAGGATGGCGGCTTCAAAAGAACACTCGTATTCCTGCAAGTACTGGTCTTCGCTCAATTGCGCCCGTGCTGCGTTGAGTTCCGACACCGGCAGCAGGCCGCTTGTCGAGGCCGGGAGCCGCAGCATGAACCACTCGTCGGGTATCCGCTGCGCCGTCTGGTAAATGTCCCAAAATTGATTCTTGCCCTTTGGCGTACCGGCGAATACCGCCCACCCCTGCTTGTCCGATAGCGCAGGGCGTATGACATTACCGAACACCGAGGGCCGAAAGTCGCCGTACTCGTCGAGGTAAATGCCGCTGAAGCCTAGACCGCGCATGGCATCCGCGTTGTCTGCGCCGAACAGCCCGACCTTTGCGCCGTTGAGTAGCGTTAGGGTCATCATCTGCTCGTTAGCGTCCGCGATCAGCGGGGCGGCGTAGAACTTGAAGTAGTCCCACGCGATGCGCCTAGCCTGATTCTGGTAAGGCGCGACATACCCGAACAAACCGTTAGGCCCGGTATACATCACGGCAGCGCGGATAATGTCGTTTACCGCTGCGACTGTTTTACCGGCTCTGCGATGCGCGACGAGGCAGGCCCACCGCTTCGTGCGGCCGTGGAAAGGGAGAAACGCCCGCCGTGGGTTGTACGGCAGGACGATTTCAGTCAACGGGATTGCCCCATGTGATTACTATGCGCTGCGCTTCGCCGTCCTTGCCCGTGACCTCGCTGCGCTGCAACTTCGGCACATGGTATTCCAGCAACGAGGTAAAGCAGCCGAACGCCGCCTCTGCTCCACGGTCGCGGTGTATCTCGTCTAACCACCCCTGTAGGCGGTCTGCGTTGCCGTCCACGAATCGCGCTATAGCCTCCCGTGCGGCGGCTGTGGCCTTGTTAGGGCTACCTTTGGGGCGACCTGCTGGCATAGGTAAATATTCCTGAATTGTTTATTGTGTGAAACAATAGCCGTGTTTATGCGCGTATTGTATCAAAGCAGCCTGCGTGCCGCACCAATCCGCGCTTCGGCAATCTTGACATACTCGGCGTCTCGTTCGATGCCGATGAAGTCAAAGCCTTCCAGCATCGCGGCTTTACCCGTTGAGCCTGACCCCATGAACGGATCAAGGACGGTGCCGCCCGGTGGGGTGACGAGGCGGCAAAGGTAGCGCATCAGGTCGGTGGGTTTGACGGTGGGGTGTGTGTTTTTCCGCATGGTAATGCTTCCCATGCTTCCATCGCGGCGACCAGACATTCCGCCTGCCACGCCTGCCACGCCTTCATCGCGGTCTTTCGCGCTCGCCTTCGCGCAGTAGAAGAAGCGGGCGGCAGAGCCGGAGTCGCCATAGCCGAGGTCATCCATTGGCGGCTTTGGAAATATGCCGCCGAAAGTGTGACCGCCGCTGTTGCGCCTAACAGCCGTGCCGCCTTTTGTGTCAGGAAACAGCCCCACCACCTCCTCGCTGCCGTCGTGTATCAAGTTGGCGGGCCAGCGGCCAAGTCCGTTACTGTTGTCGATAAGTCCCGCCTCTCGCTGGACGATGTAACTGGACCCCTCGGTGCGTGCGTTGTTAAATCGGCCCAACGCCTCACCCGTCGCCACCCTGCACCCATCCACATTCAGCGCACCCGTGCCGTGCGCCAACACATTCTCGGCTACCGTGCCGATAAGCGGCTTGCGGGCTACGGTGATAGGTTCCAGCGCGGGTTTCAGGGCGGTACCCCATCCGGCCCACTTGCGGGCGGCGGGTGTGGCGGGGGCGGTGTAATTGTATTGCCCAGACGAAGTGTCTAGCGCATTCCACCCGCTGCCTTGCCCCAAATCAGACAAGGACACTTTTCGAATGCCCACCACCTCCCGCTCCGCGCCCGCCGCCTTATCAATCGCCTTCGATACATCCAGCGATTTCGGAAACCCGGACGCATATACCCAAGCAATCATGTCGCGTATTTCAAACCCCGCATCTTCAATCCGTACCGCCATCCGATGCTGTGTTCGCGTACCGGCAAAGGCGAGAAGATGCCCGCCCGGTTTCAGCACCCGCAAACACTCGCGCCATATCGCCTCGCTCGGTACATCGTAATCCCACCGCTTGCCCATAAATGACAAGCCATAGGGCGGGTCGGTCACGATGGCATCAACGGAGTCGGCGGGCAGCGTCCGAAGCACATCCAGACAATCCCCCGTGTAAATCATCGGCAATGCTCCGGTCTTATCGCCAACTGGTAAAGTTCCCGCAACTGCCTCACCGTCGCCTCGGGATCGCGTGCCTCTATCCACTCGCCGCGTGGTTCCCATACTGCGCGAAATGCCGCCTGCTTATCGCTCAACGTGCCGTTGGCGTGTTTGATTTCAAGCCAACACACGAACGGTTTACCGCACGGCAGCGGCTTAACCGCGAGTTTGTCGGGGATGGAATGCCCCGCCCGGGCAAAGTCCCATACATCGAACCCCGCCGCCTTTACCGCATCGGTAACAGTCGCGTCGTTCATATCTCGTCGCATGGCATAGCGCATCGTGGTTGAAACCCGCCCTTCTTCCTTGCGCCGATTATAGCCTTTCGCCCCTCGCGTGTCTGGCAACGCATCTGCAGCCGCGCATGGTCAAGGCCGATCATATCGCATATCCATTGCATCGACCCGATGCCATCCTCCGCGCTGTTTATCCACCGCATCGCCTGCCACCCATCTTCCCGGCCTGTCTTGGTGCAGTCGGTGATGGCCTGCCAGAGTACCGCAGCCCACAGCGCACGGTAAGGGTTTGGCGGGAGGTCGTTGTCCGCGTTCAGGTCTGATTGGAAGTTGAAACCGCGCATTGTTCACCCAAAAAGGTCAAGATTTTCAAAAGTGTTTACTGCGTTTTTGTTCCAATGGTATGCGCTTGCGTGTTTTTCTATGCGCTCCATAAGAATGATTGCCCGTGCCGTTCTTGACGCTGGCGAATATGGGCCGTTCCATTTTTTGTCAATTCCCACATTACGCGCAACATTGCAAGAGTCGGCGCTAGAAAGCGGAAGTTTGCTAAAAATCGTCGGGTTCAGCATCCGCAGTCCGTGCAGTTTGCTTCGCGGCATCCCGTCAACATCGCAAATCACTTGCATGGCAGCAGCCATCCGCGCCCACCATTTTTGATCCCCAACCACCGCAAATTCCCCAGATGAACCCAAAGCAATGCGCGGGTATTCGCATAGCCGGTCGAGCCGGTCTAACGATTCGTGCATATGCCAAACCGGAACGGATACCGATACAGGCAATCCCCACCCTTTTAGCAGCGTGTCGTTATCGGCTTCCGAGCCGTCGATTTTGTCAGGGATGATGCACCAATCCACAGCCGGGTGCTTTACCCATTTCGCTGCCCATGCTGCAAACCCGTCAAAGTCATATTCTGCACCTGATTTCCACGCCGAAAACGCGCCGTTATCCAACACCACCGACTGGCAAATTTCCGCAGCAATCTCCATTTGCTCGGGATGCTCAAAACTAACCATTGCGTGTTTAGTCGCAAATGCCCTAATCATGTCGTGCGTGTTTGACATGGGCAATCCGTGGTAATGAATCACTTGATGCCCACCAATTTATGCGTTTGTAAAGACAATGAAAACCCATGTTTTTTGCAAGCCTCAACGCAAAGGTTTAAGGCTCGGCTTCCGTTGCTCACGGGCTGCAGGTAAACAGGCGTCCATTGCCCGATGTGCGGAATAACCTCGGTCAAAAGGCGATCAATGTCGTTTTGAGAGGCGACCACCTGTTTGATTTCGCAAGCCGCTCTCAACGCTTGAAGCGAAAGCGGCTTAAAAAACTTGGGACTGACGGTAATCCATTCTGGCCCGTAAGCATCAAAACAACCGCTGGTTTCTATCTGTACGCGCCGCCCTTCCAAATGCAAAGCGTAAAGCAATCGGCGTATGTCCTGCTCGTAAGGCTCCCCGCCCGTAATGACGATGTGCCGAGCGTTGTACGGGATGCCCCGCACAATGTCCGAAAGCGCTGTTTTTTTAGTGCCTTGCTCCCAAGTTTCTTTAGAGTCGCACCATGAGCAACCAACGGAACAGCCTTGCAAACGAATAAACCATGCCGGGGTTCCCGTCCAATGGCCTTCGCCTTGAATGCTAAAAAATTGATCGGCAACGGCAAATTCTGAACTTCCTTCCGTGTTTTTTAACGGCGCGTAATTTCTTAACGGCTGGATGTGCAAATAACGGGTCATTGTGCCGCCTTGTCGTAAGTTTTGATGCCGTGCGATATCGCTTTGGAAATGATGTGCGCCTTGACGTTCCACGCTTTTGCGCGTTGCTCTAGCAGCCCGAGCCATTCTTTACGCGCTATCCGTGCGGCGCTGTAGTCTGCCCAAAACGCCTCGTGTTTAGCCGCAGCGCGGTATCCGGCTTGATGCACAGTCCACCACAGCGGCACATCGTGCTTCCGGCACAGTTCCTTGTTAGTCGGAATGGCGCGTTGTCGAGCGGCGATTGCTAACGCCTCACGATACTGCGCCTCGGTTAAGGTGGGACTGTAGTACCGGCCTCGGATTTTCATTCAGCCTCCGCGCTGTGCGTCATAACAAGTTCACCTGTGCGCCGGTCAGTCGTTCTTGCTGCATGGCCTCGTAAGCCGGGTTCAACTCGCAGCCGAGATACTGCCGCCCATGCTGCACCGCTACCTGCGCCGTGGTGCCGCTGCCCATGAACGGGTCAAGGACAACATCGCCTTGCCGCGATCCGGCGAGAATGCACGGCTCTATCAGGTCAGGCGGGAAGGTGGCGAAGTGTGCGCCCTTGTAAGGCTTAGTCGTGACCGTCCACACGCTGCGCTTGTTACGAGTGTCTTTGACGGTTACTCCCTCCGGCGTCATAAAGCCGCCGCGAGTAGCGCCAAAATCACCCATTTGACCGTTTTTCCCGTTGTTGTTCGTAACAACTTTTCCTGCATTTATCGCAGGCTCAGCAATTGCTTCCGCGTCAAAGTAATACCGCTCCGACTTTGACAGCAGGAAGATGTATTCATGCGCTTTTGTGCAGCGGTCGCGCACCGACTCCGGCATCGGATTGGGCTTGTGCCAGATGATGTCTTGGCGCAAATACCAGCCGTCAGCGCGAAGGGCAAAGGCCAACATCCACGGGATGCCGATTAGGTCTTTAGGCTTAAGGCCCGGAGGGGGTCTATTTTCTTTTTGCGGCGCACCGCCGTTTTCAGCCACTCGCTTATAGCCAACGCCAATGGTGTGCGTAGTTGCTAATTTGCTTTCTTCCGGCCCTGCGCTTCTCGCATAACTATCCCCAATGTTCAGCCACAGCGTGCCGTCGTCAGCCAACACATCGCGCACACAGCGGAACACTTCCACCATCGCAGCAATGTACGCCTCGGGCGTAGGCTCCAAACCGATTTGCCCTTCGTGGCCGTAGTCCCGCAGCCCGAAGTACGGCGGCGAGGTTACGCAGGTTTGAGCCTTTACGCCGTCCGCTGCCCATCGCCGCATGGTTTCGCGGCAGTCGCCAAAGTCTATGCGGTTCATCGGTTCCGCAGCCTCCCCAAGCCACGCTCACCGAACAAGTGCCGCACCATGCCCACGAGATGCGGGTCGTTCAGCACGTCTTTAGGGTCAGCGTCACGAATGGCAGAGGCCGCAGCCTCACGCAGCCGATCCCATGCGTCTTTGTCCGCTTCCCGCATCGTCAGCCGCGCAAGGTACGCATCGCACAGTTTCAGCCGGTGCAGCGGGGTCGGTTCCTGCTTGCCCCATGCCTTTGCAGCCCACTCGTCTTGTTCAGCGTGGCGGGCAACATCGGCGGCGCGTTGCTTGTCGGTTTTCTCGACCTTCTCGCCCGGGCGAGGAGCGGCCTTTTTGATCTCAAACAAGCCCTGCCACCCGTTCGCAATCGACTGGTCTACAACTGCCGCTTGGTCATCGCCAAATCGCGCCAGTTTCAGTTTTGCGGCGTGTTCGCTTATCGGCTTGATGGGCTTGCGTATCACCTTGCGAAAGGCTACCCACCGTTCCCATGCTGCTTCATCAAGTTCGTTCATGGTGTCCTCCTGAACCATGACTTTACCCTAGATTTCAGGATTGTCTAGTGTCTTAAACCCTGATGACTGATGGTGAGTCCGCACGGTATAGACGGAATCCGCCTACAGCGATTCGTGCGGAATTGATGACTGACGGAGCCATCCGCTGTCGGCTACTTTTGGCAGATGTTCGTCCCATCCGCTGCCATTCACGCTTCCCGACGATACGCTGCGTGTCCGTAAACTGGCGGCCTCTGTACGGATTTAAGTGCGGCCCCGCGTTCTTCCCCAACGGGCCTAAAGGAGTTTTCCTAACACCGAGCATTCGGCGTGGTGGTGTGCTTGACAGGACTAGAACAGCCCAGTAAAGTCTGCATCACGCTCAATTTGCATTGATAGCGTATCCGAGGCCAGTCCTCGGCGTCAAGGCCCCATCCTTCCCCGGTGGGGCTTTGTCGTTTCTAGGGGGAGGTGGGGCGGCTCCGGGTGGTCTTGCCACCGCTGGCGGGAGGATGGAGCGTCAGCGCGGACAGAGCCGCCCCGGAAGCGTCACTCTACAACAGTCGCCGTGATCGCGCCAGAGTCGATTACAGCGGCGTCAGGCGGGGTCAGACTGCACCCCTCGGGTAGCGCAGCAGCCGCCAGAATCGCCGCTCCGCGCTCGACACGGTGCGCCGGGATGCGCCCGTCACGCTTCCACTTCAGCACAGCGGCATCCGTAACGC